GGTCGAGGATGTATTTCAATACGAAATGAGGGATGATGAAGTGGTAGAAAAATGCAAAATGATTATCAATGGCAAGGAACACACGGTGGAACGGATTTTGAAGGATGGGACAAATTATATCAAGATTCGGGATGTGGCGGATGCTATCGGGTATAATGTTACCAGTAAGGGCAGCGTTGCGGTGTTGACGAAGAAATGATAAGTATACTTACAGTAATTCTATAGAATTTTGAAAGTTTAAGCGAAAATAAATAGAATTTGATTAAATTTAAATAGAATTTGATTAAAATTTTCACTGAAAAGGACGGTGTGAAAAAATCTCTGTAAATGGGCTTTCTATGATAGGATTTGAAGGCTGAACAGAAGTATTTCCAACTATCCGGCCTTACAGACACTATAGTAACTAAATGCAGGCATGTCAAGAAAATCCTGATTTTTCAGGACTTCTGACATGCCTGTTTTCTGTTATTCGGGCAGTCTGCCGTCGTACATGATGCTCAATTCTCCATAGACACGACCCCAATTTCGAAGAGTCGAAGTCCATTTTTTTGATGCCTCAAAAGTTGCCAGATACAGTGCCTTCATCAGAGCGGTAGGGCTGGGAAATACGCTCCTCTGGGAATTCAGACGGCGATAGGTGCTGTTCAGGCTTTCGATAGCATTGGTCGTGTAAATGACTTTGCGAACCTCGGCAGAAAACTTGAAAATCGGGCAGATAGCATCCCAGTTAGAAGACCAGCTTTTCATGGCATTCGGATATTTACCCTGCCATTTTTCTGTAACGGTTTCCATATTTGCCCTTCCCTGTTCTTCAGTAGGTGCCTGATAAATGCTTTTTAGATCTGTGGCAAAGGCTTTTCTATCCTTGTCTGGTACATATTTCAGTGTATTTCTTACCTGATGTACGATGCAGCGCTGATATTCGGTCTTAGGGAAGGCAGCATTGATAGCTTCTTTGATTCCTGTAAGACCATCAGCACAAAGAATCAGGATATCTTTCACACCTCTGTTTTTCAGCTCATTCAGTACTGTCAGCCAATATTTGCTGCTCTCATTTTCGCCAACCTGAATGGTCAACACTTCTTTTTTGCCTTCGTGATTGATGCCTAGGATCACATATGCAGCAAGCTTACGGATAACGTTATTATCTTTCACCGAAAAGTGGACGGCATCGATAAAAAGAATCGGATACACTTCTGCCAGAGGTCTGTTCTGCCATTCTTCTATTTCCGGCAAAAGACGATCTGTGATATCAGAAACCATGCCTTCGCTGACTTCAAAACCATAAATATCTTCAATCATCTCAGAAATCTGGCGTGTTGTCATGCCTTTGGCATACATAGAAATGATCTTATCATCGATTGCAGAGATGTCTTTCTGACGTTTCTTGACGATTTTAGGTTCAAATGTACTGTCGCGGTCCTGCGGAACACTCAGTGTGGTTTCGCCATATTTACTGCGAATCTGTTTTTGTTTATATCCATTTCTGGAATTGGGATTTTCAGAGCGTTCATAGGACTCATAACCCAGGTGTTCATCCATTTCAACTTCCATCATTTCTTTGATGGTATCGCCCAGCAGATCTTTGAGAGCGTCCTGGATATCCTCTGCTGACTGGATATCGTATTCCTGCAGAAGTGCTGCAATAATGTTTTTCTTACCCTCGGACATTCTTTTTCTTCTTGCCATAATTTAAGGCCTCCTCATGATATTTTTATTCTATCATAGAAGGCCTTGTTATTTATGTTTTTACAGAGTTTTTTTCACAGGCTCAAGATTACCTTCTGAAATTTCAAAAATCAAATGTTCCATATCAATCCCCGAAATTTCAGAGATGGT